TCATGCTTGAGAAAGATAACCCACAAGGTCTTGGGAGTGCTATCACCTATCTCCGTAGATACGCTCTAATGTCGATGCTCGGGCTCGTTGCAGACGAGGATGATGACGCGCAGGCGGCTAGTCCTGTGAGAGCGGTTGTGAACCCCGGTTCAAGGGTTGAAATGGACGATCAGGCAAACGTGGTTGTCACAACTAAGCCGTTGTTCTAATGTTTGTCAGAGACGAAGATGGGTGGTACGTCCGTATTCGACTAGGGCCGAGGCTTTGGCTAGTGGTGGGTAGATGGCTTACCTCGCGCTAGATACAGAGACTACGGGCCTAGGGTTTTGGGATACGGCGTTCTGTGTGTCATGGGCGCATCGACAAGAAGCAGGAGACTCAGACCCCGGAGTGATGAGATCGGGAGTATACTACGAACCCGGTCAAGTGAACAACTGGCACTTGTGGGACGGGCTTGTGTTCCACAATGCAAAGTTCGACGTTCAGAAGTTGGAGCTAGCGGGGGCAGGATTGCCGCTGGACTGGACGAAAATCCACGATACAGAATGTCTGTCCCACCTGATAAACGAACAACAGCCGAAAGCCTTGAAGCGACTAGCTAAAGAGCTTCTTGGATTGGAGACCGATGAACATGAAGTTCTACGGACAGCGCGACGTAAACTTAAACTCACGAAAGCTGACGGTTACGATGCCCTCCCTCGGGAAGTCTTGGAGCCTTACGCCCGGAAGGATGCTGAGTTTACTTTACTTCTGTTCGAGTTCCTCTGGCCCCTCGTCAAAAGAGATCCTGACCTTCTTAGACTCTATCGAGAAGAACAGGAGCTAATGGGGGTTCTATACGACATGGAGCAACAGGGCTTGGGAATTGACATGGAGTATGTGAATAATTACACGAAGAAACTAGCGGGAGCTATTCTCGAAACCGATTTGCACCTTAGGGATCTAACCGGCGACGAGAACTTCAATCCTAACAGCCCTGTCCAGGTAAAGACAGCCCTGTCCGAAAGAGGACTGAACGTGGAGTCCACGAAGAAGGAAGTATTGCAGGCGCTTGATGACGAGTTGGTGAGCCTGCTCCTCAAACTTCGCCATGACTCCAAGCTGTATAGTTCATACTTTAAACCGCTGCAAGCGGAAGTAAAGGACGGCATCCTTCACCCGAACCACAAGCAATGGGGTACAAAGGGACGCCGATTCTCAGCAGGAGAAGCTGATGAAGCATAATGGTACACCAGCCGCTCTTAAGCTAATTGCCGAAGAGGTGTTGGTATGGGTCAAAGAGGCCGCTCCTTATTGGAGCGATGATGAGTTAAGACGAATAGAACTATGTGCATTGGCCGTCATCGAATGGTCAATGTTCTTGGAGCTTTATGGCCTCAAAATGGATTAGTATTACGGGCAGTAGAAACTATCCGTTTACAAAAGAGACTTGGGATACAATGGAGGCAGATGATCGGTTGGACGCAATCGCTAAGGGTAGCGCCTTGGTGCGTTTGAACATGGATCAGATGCCGTCTGACTGGGGCATTGTGTCCGGGGGTGCGAAAGGCCCTGATTCGTGGGCGATCACCTACGCAGAAGAGCAGGGCCGGGATACAGTGGTGTATCCTGCTGAATGGAGCAAGTTTGGTAATGGCGCAGGCCATAGGCGCAACAAGCTGATTGCCAAGCACGCAGACTCCTGCCTCGTCTTTTGGGACGGGGAATCATCAGGTACCACAGGATTTATCAAGGAAGCCTACAAGTTAAAGCGGGAGTTGTTTATCGTTGGGCCTATGGGAGAACCATGGGCGATCTATGACCAGGCATATTGGGATCAGTTCGACTTTGAACCGCCCAAGATGGTTATGCCTAAGGGAGGCTAATGAACATCCAGACGTTGCCTCGTAAGGATAAGGTAGTAAAGAGGGCATTTGTTCCGAAGCTAGATTACTTGGTCTTTGCAGACTACGACCAGATTGAAATGCGCTGTCTGGCGTACTACATGAGTCAGCTTGGGGACAACAGCATGAGGGACGTTCTCGCAGATCCAGACACGGATTTGCACAATGAGTCCGCCCGTGGTATATTCCAGATTGACCGGGAGCCTACCGACCCTGAACGCCAGCTAGGAAAGAACCTAAACTTTTCTATGGTGTATGGGGGTGGCAAACCTGCTGTCATGCGTTACCTAACGCAGTTCAATAACAATGGCGGGAATGTACCCGTTACCTGGAAGTATGCTGCTGAAGTTCTCGACCGGTTCCATACGCGCTGGCCCGGGATTAAACAGGTCGTTAGTGCGCTAGAAGTTACATATCGAGATCGAGGACACCTTAAGACAGTGGCGGGGGCGCACCTACACCCGGCTACTCCTCACAAGATATTGTCTGCGGTTAATCAGAGTAGCGCAGCGGAAGTTATGCGTGCCGGTCTGCGGACGTGTCATAGGGAGTTGCAGGGATGGGAGAGCCATCTTGCCACCGTCATCCACGACGAGTTCGTGTTCGATGTTAAATTGTCGGAGGTTGACTTCTTGATTGAGAACATTCCTCAGTGGATGGATTACCCCGAGATTGGAAAGATAATCCCGATTACAGTCTCCCTAGAGTGGAGCCATACTAATTGGGCGGAGAAGAAGGGACTAAATGGGTAAATATGAAGACTTTGGTTTTGACGAAAACCCAGATGAACCGGAGTATGAGCAAGCTGATCCCGGTACCATTGCATTTCTAGATCAGCAAGAGGCTGAGTTTGCCTCCAACCGGGAGAAGTGGCTCGAAATGTACGGGTTCGACCATGAATGTCGGTGTTCTCAGGACTACACTGAGGGCAAGGTTGGTCAGGTTACACAATGTTTCATGAGGCTTATGTCACAGGCGCTAGCGCGTTGTGTTGAAGCCACCCATGAGATCCGTGTGTATACCACCATGATGGACGAACTGCTGGCAATGAACAACGACTTGGTGAAAATGATGGAAGACCTAGGGCACGAGAAGGAACTACAGGATTATCTTGGTAAGACGTTGGAGCTCGAAGACGGTGAACTTGGTCAGATGGATCTGCAAATCGAGCAAGATAACGAAAATGACACCGAAGGGATTGATCTCCAAGAAGATGTCCCGGAGGAAGAAGAGGATGCCTGATAAGAGCACATTCGAGATTAAGGATTCTGGTGTACGAGAGGCATACGCTTCCGGCATGGTGCGGGATACCGCGTCAGATAAAGTGAACTATCTCCTGGTGTTCGACGGCCCAATGCTCGACCGGTGGGCACAGCATTTGACTAACGGAGCAAAGAAGTATGAGGCCCGTAACTGGATGTTGGCTGCCGGAGAAGCAGAGTTGGAGAGGTTCAGAGAGTCGGCCACACGACACTTCCGAAAGTGGTTGGCAGGAGAAAGTGACGAGGATCACGCCTCAGGCGTGTATTTCAACATCAACGGAGCGGAGTTTGTATGCCAACATTTGCAGTAGACTGGGACGGTACGTGTGTTGAACTCAAATATCCCGCAGAGGGGGATTGGCTTCCGGGGGCTGTTGATGCTCTCTACGTGCTCGATAGACTCGGAGATATTGTCATCCATAGTGTACGAATTGCACCCGTCGCACCCTTTACGGAGACGAAGAATATGCCTAAACCGGGGGAGGAAACGCCTATCCCTGAGCAGGCCAAGCGGGAGTATGCCTACATCCGTCGTATGCTTGACGAAGTGGGGTTGGAGCATGTGGAAATCTGGCAGCGTCCATACAAGCCACCGGCTATAGTCTATATTGACGATAAGGCGATTAGGTTTGAGGGCGACTGGCGAGCAACAATGGATATGGTGTTGGAGAAAATTCAACCTGTTCTAGCGTAGGAGGATGATGGCTATTGAAACTAATGCAGGTCAAAAGGTTCTTGAGTGGTTTGCTGCCAAGGGCATCACGGCAGAAACCGTGGAGGACTTTGGAGTCTCAGTGGCGGGAGACGGAGCTATTATCTTCCCCTACGGGGACATGGCTAAAAAACGCTACGGTGTCCCAACAGGCGAGCGATCTTTCCGTTGGGTATCCGGTTCTGATCCCATTCTCTTTAATCGCAGAGACCTTGGAAAGCAACAGGTCTTTCTCGTTGAAGGCGAAACTGACACCATGCGACTCCGACAGGAACTCGGAGTCAACGAGAGCGTTGGTGTGGTGGGACTTCCTGGAATCGAAACTTGGTCTGAGAGCATGGCTGATGACCTTCGGAACTCGGAAAGTGTTATCGTCATTCTCGACAACGACCTTGATTATCGAGTCACAGGACGGGTGGACGAGTGTTTCAGGAGCATACGGACAGCCTTGGGAAAACGAGCGAAGCGCGTTCTTCTTCCCAGAGGGACTAATGATATCTGTGAGTTCTTCGCAGATCATAGTCTCGACACCCTACGCCTTCTTGTTAACCGACTACCACAAGCCGGTGTAAGTAGGTTCAAAACGCTAGACCTGATGGTTGATCCGACAGCGCCTAAGTGGTTGGTGCAGGATCTTATCTGTCAGGGAGATATCCATATACTGATCGGAGAGCCGAACATTGGTAAGTCGTTCATCACTATGGATATGGCGACGGCAATCGCAGGTGTCCGCGATGCTTTCCTTGGTCACAAAATTGTCCAACACGGACGGGTACTCTACATCGACGAGGAGAACCCGGAGGATCTGGTAGTTGACAGGTTCCGTCGATTGGGCCTCACCGAGGAATACGCCCGGAATATCCGTTATCTTAACAATGCTAGTGTACGCCTAGATAGAGACCCGGACGCGCTACTGGACGAGGCAATTGAGTTTGAACCCGTCCTTATCGTGCTGGACAGCCTCACAAGGCTACACGGACAGGACGAGAACGCATCCGGCCCAATGTCTGCCCTATTCAATGATGGCATTATGCCACTCGCACGACAGACCGGGGCCGCTGTGCTGCTCATCCACCACGTTAGTAAGACGGATAGCACCTCGTCGTTCAAGAGAGCAAGAGGTAGTGGTGACATCACAGCAGCAATTGATACTGGCTATGATGTCTATACGGCGGACGATGGTACGCTCAGGGTTAAGAACTTTAAGGCCCGTAGGGCAGCCCAAGCGGCAACCATCTACGCGAGCATCATGGACAGACAAGATGGATCAGTCGAAATTGCCAACCTATCAGGATTTGGCGGAGCGTTCTAATGACTGAACATGCAGAAGGAAGGTTGGTACCGCATGAAGCAGATAACGCTGCTGTCATCTATGAGGACAAACGGGGAATGCTTTGGGTCACTCATCAGGAACTTCTTGATTGTGGGTACATCAATCTGTGCGACTTTGACATTGTGTACCTCAATGAAGCGTTCTATGAGCTACAAGGGCATTCTAAGGTAGCTCATGCCTGGTGGATTGAAAAAGTTGAAATGCCGGACGTGTCAACAGACGAAACCGAGGGATCAGTTCCCGAAGAATCGGTTGGTTTGTAAGACGTGTAATAACAAACGTCAACAAGACTGGCTCCGACAAAAGATGTATAACATAACAACCGCAGAATACGAGGAAATCCTAGCCTTACAAGGCGGGGTCTGTGCTATCTGCAAGAAACCACCAAAGGACGGTGGAAAGAGTCTTGCAATTGACCATGACCACAAAACAGGACTCATTCGCGGATTGCTATGTTGGGCGTGTAATAGTTTCTTGGCGAAGGCCAAGGATGATGTTACTGTTATTCGCAACGCAGTTCAATATCTAGAACTTCCACCTGCTACAACTGCCCTTACAGAAGAACGGTTTGGGCTAAAGGGGCCGGTGCGTAAAAGAAGACGTAAAACTAGAAAGGATTACTAATGGCAGACTATGCCAGTGCGTTTGGATTTGTCCAGTTTGACCCGGTTGTGCGTGAGGCCAACGGCCAGCGTGTCGTTGACTACACCATCAAGACTCCGGGCATGGAGGGACAGTTGGTTCGTATTACCGTGTGGCCCGAACTACAGGGTGACCCGATTGGAAAGGGTGACTTCCTGGCGGTCGATGGTAAGCTGACCATCAACAGTTATGAGAAGGATGGAGAACGCCGCCAGTCTATTCAGATCAGCGCCAAGTCGCTAGTGACTCTTGCGGGTCGTGAGCAGGCTGATCGTGAAGTAGTCAACACTGAGGAAGCACCGAAGGATCTGTTCTAAATCATGGCTGCGGTCGCCTGGTCTGAACATGATGGGTCAGATAAGATCGCAGCGTTTTGGCCTTTGTATGAACGCCGAGCTAGGCGTTTCGTAGGTGCAAGGGGAGCGGATTTTGACGACCTGGTACAGGAAGCAGCTATCTCAGGATGGCACGCTTTTGAGGAGGGTTGGATTCCAACCGCCCGAGTTATCGACCGGGCACTCATTCGTTATTGCCGTTCCCTTAACACCGGAGGATGGCGTCTTGCTGCGGAAGGGTAGTTACAGCGCAGAAGAAGTCGAAGCGGTTGCTGAAGGCTATGAGGAACTTGGGGCGGGTGAAAATAAAGCCTGGATTCAGGTTCGTCTAATAGACCTACGCCGGGCATTTGAAACATTGAAGCCGGAGCGGCAACAAGCTGTACTTCTTGTTGGAATGCTGGGCTATTCAACCCGTCAAGCTGCGCCATACCTACAGGTTAGTCACACAACTGTAGCTAACCGCTATAAAGCGGGGCTAGGCGCTATGAAACTCTATCTAAATGGGAGTACACCATTAGTATCAAATCGAACATCAACTGGCGCGAAGCCGCCAGACAGGCCGTTGAGGAGGGAAAGTCCAACCGTAAAATTGCGGACGCCCTCGGTGTCAATGAGAGCACCATTCGACGCGGCCTAGCTACCATGAGGATTCAGAGGCATCTGGTACAGACTGATCCTACGGTAACGGAGCGGCTGAATTTGCAGTTTGATGATCCGATCCGTTTGCCTATCAACAAGCCCTGGGCGATTACAGCGGACTGGCATATCCCCCTCTATGATCCCGAGTACGTTAACGTGTTCATCGAGGATGCTAGAACTAGGGGTATCCGTTCATTGATTCTCGCCGGGGATTACTTCAACTTCGACGCACTCTCTCAGTATTACCCTAAGCAGGAGGGTGCCGGATTGGAAAATGAGTTGGCAGAGGCAGACTCAGTAATGAAGGTTCTGCTTGAGTCCTTCGATGAGATTGTTTATCTCTGGGGTAACCACGATGCACGTCTTCACAAGATGCTCGGGTTTACCATCCAGTTCCGTGAGGCCATGAAGCTAGTTTTCGGGTCGCTCGGGGTCGATGCACTCAACCGAATCACCTTTACTAACTTGGATCACCTCTGGATTGGAGAGGAAGATGAAGACAGATGGTACATCTGCCATCCTCAGAACTATACGAGGGTGCCTCTTTCAACTGCTCGTACTATATCGACGAAGTATCAGAGCAACGTCATTACCGCTCATTCGCATCATTGTGCGGTTGGATACGGCATTAATGGCCGAAACGTCGTTGCAGAAATTGGAGGGCTTTTTGACAGGCTCAAGACCGGATACCTCCAAAGGTCAACCACCTTCCCAACCTGGGCTCAAGGGTACGCCTTCCTCACAGACGGCAAACTCACAGTCCAGTCCCCCGGATGGCAAGCAGGCTAACGCGCCTGTTAGAAAGTGGCCTGAGGACTTCCGAGGCTTTGGGAGTAATGTAACGCCCAAGAAGCATCGGAGCTAGGTGCTGCGGTTGTTGGGTAGGGAGCGCACCCTCTGAGAGACTCAGCCCAACAACAAAAATAGCCCCCGTGTAGGCTGAATGTAACCTACACGGGGGCTTTATACTGCTACCTTAATACTGAGAGATTCCTCTGCGGTTGGGCTGGTTACCAAAGTTGTGATTCATTTGGCCTTCCCACGGAGAACGCTGGGGTTGGTCTCCTCGCTGTTGCATCATCTGACGGATCAATTCCATCAGATTGGGAGGCATACCTTGACGGCCTTCACCCATACTTCCTGGCATTGGCCCACCCGCGTAATTACCCATATCATTGAATGATCCTGTGGGGGGCTGCATTCTGTCAGTGAATGGATTGCCGATTGATCCTAGCTCCCCGCCAATTCCCGGTGGGTTGGCATTAAAGCCAGGATCGCGTCCTCCAACCCTTCTCCTGAGCGCAGCTAGTCCTTTAACTGCTGACTGAGGCGCAATCTTTCTGTGGTTCCCGACAAGGCCGGGTTTGATGTATGCCATTAGACAAGTCCTAGGATAGGATGGGCAAGTAGTGGAAGCACCTTAATAATCTGATTGATGTCAACTCTGCCGTTAATCCCATTAGGGTGTAGCGGTGAGCGTCCGGTTGCTTCAGATGTGAACTGGTGAAGGTGAACATTTTTCCACGGGAACGGCGCACTAGGCATAAACGGAAGTCCATCGTTAGACCAGTGAGCCAACCATAGAGCGGCACCAATTGGTACATCCGCCTTCATTGCCTGAATCCAACCTTTAGAAGCATAAAACATAGGCAGGGTGCCTGTTAGTCTCCGAACTTCCTGGTTGAAGGCTCTTGACCAAGCGACCAGAGTAGACCAAGGGAGCCCTCCTGGGTTAGCTTCCAAATCGAGAGCAGGACGGAAGTCTCTTCGCGCGATGGTACCAAGCTTGGCTGCGAAATGACGAGCCTCTGCAATTGGGTCTCCTCCATTGGGTTGTGCAAAGTGATAACCTCCCACTCGAAGACCCTGCTTACGAGCTCGCGCAGACCAGTTCTTAAACACCGGGTCAGTAAAGGTAGCACCTTCGCTCACTTTGAGCATGACACCCTTAACCCCCGCACGTCCAAGGAGATCGAAATTAGGATCTTGGTTGTTGTTTGACAAGTCGAGAACTAGTGCAGCCACTATTACCTCCCTGCTAGGGCTTGAGCCGCAGGTTGATGTTGTGCAGCCCATTGTGCGTAATTTTTTCCTCGTGATTGTAGTTCTTTAGCAAAAGCCTGTTGAGTCCCAAAGTTCTGCCCAAACCACTGTAGTCCTTGCTTCTCAATCTGTGCAGGCCCCTGCGAGTAACCTTGGCCTAGGAAAGAAAGTGCTGGCTTCGTGCGGCCCGGACTAGACGTAGAAGTCGTAGGTGCAGCCGAGTTCCCACCAGCCGGTGAGGGGGCTGCCGGGCCTGAGGCTTTTGGGAGTGTTTTCCCAATGAAGTCGTCAATAGTCCACAGCCCTGCACCACCATATCCCTGTCCGCCGTGTGCGGCAGCCAAGATGGGGGAAATTAGGCTTGGATCAACTCCTCGCTCAATGAGTGTCTGTACAATAGTTTTGGGATCAAAAGCCTCCCCGCCAGCGTTGGAGTTCCCTCCATATGCTTGTGGGAGCCACTCAGTCTCCCCTAGGGCTTGCCATGCTTCATAGTTGAAGTCGCGTTGGTTACCCATTGGAGTAACTGCTGTGCGTACCCCTGGAAGATATTGAGCCCAAAGTGCTGCTAGTTCCTGGCTCTTTTGCCAACCCGCTGAGCCTTCATAGCCTTTGTACTCTTGTTCAAGATCAGGCACGATCATATCGGGTTGATACTGGGCATTCAGTTGTGCCATACGGGAAGCAAATGCTACATTGTTGTTTCCAACCGCGTTAGGGTCTCCCCAAATACCAAAGGGGATACCAGCTGCCCGTGCGTCATAAATTGCCTGGGCTAGATAAGGGTCGTTATAATCAAATAGCGCCCCTCCATAACCAGCCTCCATCATTCTTTGAAGATCGTCCACATCCCGCCCGAGGGACGCATAAGATCGAACAAAACCGTAGTCCCTCCGTTTAGCCATACTAACTCCTTGCTAGGTATCCGAAGCTACCCATGAAGATGGTGCCAATAGCGATAGCTACCTCAGTGGGGGGCTCGACCCCCATTAGACTTAGACCCCAGATAAACACAACAGCACAAGCCCCACCAAAGGCACCTGCACCTACTTTACTGTGAATCTGAGTTGCAGGAAGTTTAGTTGCCATGTTTCTCCTTTTTACAATGTTCCCGTTGTCCCAAGGATGTTGACGAGGAGACCGGCTGCGGTGGCAATGACCGCGATTGCCGCAAACATACGCTCTCTTCGAGACCAACCTTCAGTGTTTGCTTCCTTGAGCACGTCCTTTGCTTTGGAGGCCATCGTCATCCCCTGGGCCTCTGTGAAGTGTCCCGCTCGCGCAGCTTCTCCCCATTTCATAAGGGCAACATGCTCCTCTATCAGCCGGTCGCGCAGAGGCATGAGTCCGTCAGCCCACGCAATCTTCTGATTTACGAGGACTTGGAGCGATGCAAGCTCATGCTCGTCAGCCTTCTTCGCCAACTCGGATACAAGAAACATGCGGAGCCTCAGTTCTAGCTCAGCTAGGTCTGCTCGTAGGGCCTCCCGAGAGACAGTCAATACTTTCGGGTCTTCCATTATTGTACGATCCTCCTAGCGCCCACAAAGGAGCCCTGAAATCTAGATACTGGCTGATATTGGACGACGGTACCTGTACGAGGGGCTGCGATAACCTTACCGCCTCCTACGTACATGACCACATGACCCCCGCCATTGGAGAAGATCAGGTCGCCTGGTTTGAACTCTCCCCACTTGACGGGTTGACCTACGTTGATCTGATCGCCTGTAACTCTGGGAATGTTAATGCCTGCTTGCTTGTACGCCCACTGAATTAGATCTGAACAGTCAAAGGATGACGTATCCGGGCCTGAGCCAAAGACATAGGGTTTGCCTACTTGTTCATGGGCTTTGGCAAGTATTGTGTCCATTACACCACTAGCAAGACCACTACGAGGGGAACTCTTAGCCTGCTTGTACGAAGGAGGCTCCACTGTGCCTAGGCGATCCACCGCTTTAACCACACGGGCTACAGAGTTGTTCTGTACCTCGCCGGTCTTAGCGTACTCTTGGGCGATGCTAAGCCACTGTAGCGCGGCTTGTCTTCGAGTGCTTTGCTCCTGGGAGCGTGGCTGCGCGAGCCCACTTAGAGAGCGTGATTGTTTTGCCGCCTTCACGTTCGAGCGTACTCCGCCCGTAACGCTTTGTGCGTAGCTTAGTCCCTTGGTAGGGGAGCCTGATACCCATGTAGATAGGTCTCCTGACAGATCAGAATTATAGGGGTTACCCGACCTTAGGCCCGCGACGATATTCGGGTAACGCCCATTTAGTATCGTCTGGGCAGTCATCTTAACCCCGGTTCCATAGTCGGCGAAGGCTTTGACGCCGACGGAGTTGATGCTTCTCCCTGGGCCATGTGTGGTATTAAGGGGGTTGAAGGAGGCGGAGTTGTTCGTCCAGCCCCCTTCCTTAGCTTGCCAACTGCTGAGGAACTTCCTATTTGCAGGGGTATCTGGCGCACCTACAGCCCTAAGCGTGTCCGCATAGAACTTGTTTAGGTTAGCCGCCATAATTCCCTCCTGCAATTTGTTCGATCAGCTTTTGAATCTCACTCTTACCGCGCTTCTTAGTAGGAGACAACCCGGCATCACGTAGCCCTTGCAGCATCTTATCGACCTGATCTTGAATTTCAAGAGAAGCGTAATATGCCTGCTGTTCTGGATCAGAGGTGACAACCGACTGACCACCAATCCAGGACGTGAGTGCTGCATTACCGGTGCGTTTCGCGGTAATAGAACCCGGGCCTGTAATCCCCGCCAATCTTGAGGCAGGAATCTGCCCTAGGAGGTAAGTATAGTAGGGGTTAGCCCCTGGGCCTTCAATGCCCTGCCTCGACGTGGGGCCGACATTACTGCCCGGTATAAGGGACAACAGTTTAGCTCCGAAGGGAGTAACAGGAGCACGTGGATGTCTCTCATCGGCGATGGGCTGTTTAGTGAAGAAGGACTTGTTTTGGTAGAGTTCGATTGGCGTCTTGATCGCCGGGGACAGCATAGCTGCCACTCTATCAAACGCTTCTCCCTTACCCTGAAAGGGAATCAGATCGGAGACGCCGAACTGAGGCATGTAATATTTGCCCTTTCCAATAGGAAAGCCCATGCCTGTTTCAACAAACTCAGGCACCGGAACACCTGACTCTTGCCCTGAGGCATAAGTTGATTCCTGTGCCAGCTTAGGAAAGGCCGAGTATCGTCCAGGCTCCTGAAATATCTTCTTGACCTGATAAGGAATATTCTTTCTCGTCCAGGTATAGAAGGGGAAGATAGAATCCCTGAGCTTCTGCTCAAACGGAGTCAGATCGGAGTAGTCGAAGTGGGCCAGCTTGACTCGCATAGCGGCTTCTCCTGCACTTTCCCCTAGAGCCTGACGACGCCACATATAGTGGGTCAGACGACCCCAATTCTCTGCCGACTTGTTGAAGTCCTGCATGACCTTGGTGGTAAGAGCAATGTATTGGTGATTCTTTCGGAGAGCACGGCTCGTGTTACCACCATACTTGAAGTATTTTTCAACCCGCGCAATATCACCCGCGAACAATCCCGCCAAGATACCGTGGTCAGCAGCTTCTTGCACCCAACCAAAGGCAGCTGGATCTCCGTCCGCAGCCGATTTCATGGTGCGAGCAGCACGAGTTCCGTACTTACCAAGAGCGGCGGGGCCAATACCTGAAAGCCACATATTCCACATATCCGTCATGGTGTTGCGAATACGATATCCTGGGTTAACAATGGTGACAAGTACCTTCCAAGCACCCTGCCACTTGGCGAATCCATGAACAAAGTTGTCTACCGTGGAATCATTCCCGCTTACAATTCGTTCCAACCGGAGAAAACTATCTGCTGCATCCTGTGGGAACGCAAACGAGTGCCCATACTTATCAGTGGCCCTGGAATCAACTTGCAGATGAGGCTTCATTGCCGGGTTAGCTTTGCCCCGAACTGCCTTCTTATATTGTGCGTTGGCAGCTTTGAGCTCAACCTTGGCTTCCTTCAGAGCATCCTTAGCGGTGTTATGGGCCAGCAAAGGCTCAGACACGGCCAATTTGTGGGCGTTCGTGCGAGGATTATCAATCGCCTTGAGGGCGTCATCCAACTGCTTTCGCAACTTGACCATCTTGATCTGGTTCTTCGCCATCTGAGGGGTGGTAACCTTGGCAGCCTTCACCTTGCGAAGTTGGGCCTCAAGTGCCTTCAACCTGTCCCTCTTAATCATGGTGGAAACAAAGGGGGTTCCATCGGCGGTACGCATTTTAACAGGAGCGTGCTTTAGATCAGGGTGGGCTTTCTTAGCTTCATCCCACAACCTAGTGGCTATCCCTTGGCGATAATGCCGGGGATTGACCACTAGCCCCTGAACTTCCCATCCCTTGCCTTTTTTGACAATCAGGATATGACCAAGTTCGTCGCCCTTGTTCTTCAAATTGAACTGCTTTGCAGCACCTTTAGCTGTGGTTTGGACGCTAACTCTGCCGGACACAACCTTGTCTGCTGGAACTTCTTTACGCAGTTTTGCGATTTGACCTTCTAGCTTCTTAACGGCCGTTGCTTTCGCACCTGTGCGTAGTTTGGTGGTAGTGGCTGCATAGCCCTTTTCCGCCACCTTCTGAGCATTAAGGAGTTCATTTTTTATCTTCTGAACAGCCTTATCGTAATCCCCTTCTGCATGAGCGGCAGCACGAATGGCGGCGTCATGCTTAGCAAGAGCCGCTTCTGTCCGTTTCACACCAAGAGCTACAGACTTCTCATTAACAAGCCGGGTAGGCACGCCGATGCTAGCCTTCAGGGTGTTGATAAGAGCCATATCCGCCTGACGCTCAGCCCCCGCCCTAGAGCGGTGAGCCAACAGCCTAAATGGATTGGTCTCAATATTCGTCGGGAGAGCTCCGGACTTCACTAGCTCCTTGATTTGAAGGATGGAGAGGGCACCTGTTCTACCCTTCTGGAAGCCAGCCTCCGTCAATAGACCTCGCTGAGAGATAGTGGGAATAGCGGTTTCACCATCTTTAAGAAGGATATGCGGAACGTACATCCGCCCATGCTCCCCGAAGTTCTCCACAGCTACGCCCGCAGCCCGGTCGAACTTGTACATAGATTCGGTAGCCTCAAAGTAACGCCGAATGGCGTCTTCCTGGGAGGCATCCAACATCCCTCGCTTCTTTAGCAAGCTGATGTATCGCTCATTAAGACGAAATCCGCCTGTCTTGATGGGCACAACTGCTTTCCATGCATTCCCCTTGGCGGTCTTGAGGGGCTGTTCCATGTGATGCAGCCCTTGTAGGAAGTGGTCAACATCCATTGTCTCGTCAACGCCGTTAAGGATTTTCCCGATCAACTGTCGCTGCATGACCGCGTTCTGCTCAGCAACATGCTGGCGAGCGACCTGTCCTGAGCGAACAATGGGATTCTTCCAATCAGGGATGAAACCCTTACCCAGCCGGTCAGATAGTTGGCTGATAACAGGGATACCTGCACGAGAAATACGTTGTCCTGGACGTGCTAGAGCAGGAGTGAGGGGTACCTTAATGTGATGCTTGCGGGTACCATACTTGAGATAGATTTTACGATAGTCGAATTCCAAGGCTTCTTTATGAGCAAGAGAAGTGGCAATGGCCTCTTCTGACTTAGCCGCGATAGCCTCTTCATGGGTTAGTCCCATGATCGGGCGAGACCTGTTAGCTTTGTTCAACTGTAGAAGTGCATGGCGAGACGCAAACTTTTTTCCTCCCGCCTTCAGCAACTCCTCAGTAACCTCGTCAGTTGCACCCTTTAGCGCCTTCTGTCCTGCCTCTTCGGCAGCCTTCTTAAGTAGTTTAGGGGTAACAGACCTAGCGCCTGCCTTCGCAGCCATATAGCCCGCCGTTGCGCCTCCACCACTGGGTACAGAGGCACCGAGGGATAGAAGCATAAGAGGATCGGTAACAATATCGAGACCGAAACCCGTAGCTCCTCTAATCTTACGATGTCCCTTAAGTACGCCATGTTCGCCAAGAACTTCACCGAAGCCCTGGCGCTCTTTGCCTGTGAAACCACGCTTTGCTGCTTCACCAATATCCTTGATTTCACCAAGTCCGGGTGCGTTGCCCTTCCGAGCCTTATCTCGAATATCCCATGCTTCGTTAACGGAGGCAGTAACGGCCCACGAGGGGCGCATTAGCTTGTCCATTGCCCAAGTGGCACCACCAAGAGCTCCCTTGCCAACACCCTTCAGCTTATCACCGAAGGATTGGTGCCCCTGGGACTTAAAAGCAGCTAGAGTAGTTGCCGTCTGTCGTGGAGTAAACCCAGCTGAAGCAAGAGCAATCGCCTTCTGCTCCTCTGGGATATTAGACCGAAGCATGGCAAGGATAGCCGCTTTATTAATTGACTTCTTTTTCTTGGCCTTGGGCTTGGGAGGCTTATAGGTAGGAGTCGTCAGCCCACCGAAACCGGAGCCAGACGAACTAGGGCCTAGACCTCCGAACGGGTTAGCTGCCATTACTCCTCCTATTTATGCCCATATTTAGGCTTTATAACTCCCGGCCCTTTACCGGCCGGATCGAAGATTAGTTGCCCCGCCTTATTTAGCCGCCACTTAGTCCATTGTTTGTGAGCATGACTTAGCCGGAGAATCTGTGCAAAGGCATTCTTAACAGCCTCTATAGCACGAGGATCATTTGCAAGATTCATCTGAGCAAGAGCGGTCATTGCATTTTGAAGTGCAATCTTGGGACTAATACCAAAGGTACTACGAGGACTCAAAGCCCCACTAAAGGCTGCATTTCCGATGTTGCTTTTGGTTGCTGGATCGTTCCAATCTACACCATTTGGACTGTTAGCAATTTTCCGTAGCTCAATATTGGACTTCTTGAGGGCCAACTTCTGAGCTTTGAGGCTCATATTGCCTTGTTGAATCTGTTGACCACCTTGAACAATATCCTGTTGACCCTTAGTGATGTCCTGCTGTCCAAGGATCTGAGCCTGCTTTAGTGCAGCCTGACCGGTCTGATACTGAAGCACATCCTGTTTGCGACCCCAAGCCATAGTCATAGCGTCCATCAGATTCTTCTGATAAGCCGCTGCCTTCTCGCGTTGAACGTCCCTCAGGTTTCCCTGAAGTTCATTTTGCTGAGAATTGAATTCACCTGAAGCCCTGCGTCTAGCATCGAGCGACTGTGCGCCAAGAATAGGAGCCATACGGGCATCAAACGCCTTATCAGAGGCTCCGAGCCCGGTAAGCATATCTATTCCTGCCTGACCGTAAGAAGCCCCCTCAACGCCTCCTGCACCACCGAACAGGTCATTGATGTTCCCCTGCCCCTGCTGAGCCTGAGCAATACCCTGATCCCATGCTGCGGTAGCCTGCGAGGCACCATAAGCTCGCTGATCTTCAATCTGAGCAGCCCAGCCCTGAAGATCCTTCAGAGCCTCGTCCTCTTGTGCCTGACTATTGGCAATCTGCCGCTGAACCTCAGAAATGTCGGTACCATACGCCAGATCCGTCATCGTCTGTGCCAATGTCTTCGGATCAAATCCAATGCCGGAAGGTTTCTTAGGCCCCTTACCCACCTTAGGCCCCTTACCCGCCTTAGGGTTCTTGATAACAACCTTCTTTGTCAAAGGGGTACCACTTTCACGTAGCGGTCTACCCGTCTTTGGGTCAACCCCTCTCATTATCTACCCCCTTGGAATACTGGTTTCTTTACTACCTTCTTAACCGGTGTGGCACCTGATTCACGGAGGGGCCTACCAGTTTTCGGATCTATCCCCCTAGGGGCTATTGATCTGAGCACAGGGAGCGGTGGAGCTTGGTACCCAACCGGAAGTGTCATACCCAAATTTCCAACCTGGTTAGGATCATACTGAGGATCATACCCAGGATCAGTCCAATCACCCCAAGCATCTCCTGCTGCACCCTGTAGGGAGGCCAACATTTCATCATTCTTCTGGCGTTCGATGTCACCCATCTGGGCCTGGTATCCTGACTCGTAATCTGCCAGGGAGTTCTTAAAGCCTAGCGATTGAACCGCCTGTCCATAACGGAGCGCAGATTCCCCCTGATTACCAAGTCCGGGGCCAAAGAATCCACGCTGTTGTGCCTGTTCATTAGCAGCATGGAGTTCAGAACCCTGACTCTGTAGCATCTGCTGATAGCTACCATATTGTGCATTAGGATCTACCTGATAGTCTTGATTCAGTCCGCCTTTGATCTGCGTCTGCTGGCGTTGAGACATTAATTGACTCTTAGCGCGCTCATAGGCAGACTGAGCTTTAGCCTGATCTTGTAGATAAGTGCCAGCACCAGGGATCAATCGGGCTTGACCACTGGAAGTGTCATAATAACTAGAAGTTGCCATTAGCTGACCGTTCGGGGTGAGACGATTATGTGTCTATCGTAGTACGAACCGGTTCCAGAACCAGAACCCCCGTCGGCCACTTTGTACTGCAACTTAGCGACCCACGACGCGGTGGCGGCGCTAAGACAGTAAGTCCAGGCACCTCCCCCCTCCGCAAACGCATTAAGGGAATCCGCGCGAATATACTGTAGCTGGCTTCCGTTCACCATGAGTCCCGCTATCGTGGCCGCGCCGTTGGTGTTGTTCTCCATCGCGGCCCCGAAGTAGATGTCGTAGTCTCCCGAGAGAGGAATCGTGAAGGTCGGGCCGTCGGTGGTGAGGTCGGCATAGGTGGTAGAGGTCGTGCTCTCGTATGTGTTCACCCGGGCAACCTTCGGGAGTCCGCCGATGTACTGCCACTTGGCGAGCGTCGAGTTGTATCGCAGGTACCAGGCGTAGGTCGGAGCGGACGTGGAGTCCACGAAGATCGTCTGCTGGCCGTCTACGGGAGATCCTGGAAGTGTCGTCTGGTAGGTAGGTGCGCCCGCGCTGGCCCAGGTTCCATCTCCGCGAAGGAAGTTGGAGGAACTGGGAGAACCGGAGCCAAGGCTTCCGACTCCAATGCGCGTGACGCTGGAACGCACCCAGGCCGAACCATTCCACACCGGAACTTCGCCTGAGACAATGCCTGAGGGTTTGGCAGCATAGCTGTCGAGCAAGGTATCAATCGCATCCATTCCAGCATTGAACCCTTTACCAGAAGGAGCATCCACGGCAGTATTGAACTTCGGGATACCCTTTGCAGTAGGTGTACCGGTAGCGTCCTGTGCCATGTTTTAACTCGCTTTATAGTATGGAATTACGAATGGCGCACCTGTGTAATCAAGGATACGAATATATCCCGATGGTGTGGCCGGAGGTGCTGTAGCTGAACCAGCGGCTCCTACGCTGAGTTGTGCTTGAGAGAACTGAACCTGGTCACCAAATATATGTTTCACATTGACCGATAGTTCATCACACACCAACGTAGGAATCCGCGAAGGAGGAGTTTCCTCTAGCGCGTTCTGTAGGAAGCGAACCAACCGTTCTACAGTCCACTCGCCAATTGTTTCTTCTGCCATTAGATTCTCCCGAGTCTCTGCCACTTGTAGGCAATCTGGAATGGCCCTAGATGTGCTCTTGTAACCGCCGGGGAGTTTTGCCACAGTCGGAAACTGAGCATCTGTGAGCGTTTAAGGAACTTGATCCGCTTTGGCTTAAAGTTTGCCAGCGTTAGAGTTTCCCAAGTGGGGAACAGTAGTGCCAAGTTGTCCCAGGTACCCACCAATACAACCAATTGATCCCAGGTGTACACCGTCGTTGGATAGGCGGCTGTGGCCGTTTTACCAATGCTTTGTAGTCCGGGAACGGTGTCAATCCTAAGTGTATCTCCCTGTGAGATATACGTTAGGGAAAGTTGCTTGAACAACTTTTTGTGCATTGAGTCGCCCTCGGTGAATTTCTTACTTTCAACGTAGAAGTCTGGCCCACAGGTGAGTACCTGTGCGTAGGCGACCAGAGGCCCATCGGCGGTACTTACTGCTCCGAAGGGATCTGCCAATCCGCCTGCGTAGGTATCTGTGTTGAAGTTGAGTCCAAGAGCGGTAGCTCCTTTGTAGAAGTTGACCAGTCCACTGGTTTCAACGTGGTTGCCGATCCAGTAATCACCAGGGGCAAGCTCCACCGCTGTAGTGAAGGTATAGTCCCTAAAAGCGGGGCCGTCTGCTTGGTTAAGGGCAACCACACTAGTAGTCCCGAGAAGTGCAGTAGGAACCCCTGCAACATCGGAATATATGCCTGCTCGGACGTTGCAGGCAGTTGAACCCCCACCTTGTCCCACAGAATAAATTGCAATCTTGTAGATAGCAGCCCTCGTTGGGACAGTAATCTTGGAGAAGTATTTGGTGTCAGCGGCCCCTGCAAAAGTAGTTGCTGTTCCAAGAGAAGTCACTCCATATCGGTAAATTCCCGCACTTGCACCAAGGTCACAAAGAACGGAATCATTGTCGTCTACATCGAACAGATCAAACCCTTGGCATATTACTGCCTTGGTGTTATCGTTCACGATGTAAAGATTTTGCTTGCCGGTATCAGCAGGGGTCTCCGTATAACCTCGGAAGGCCATATTGGTGAAGATTGAAAACGCCCTGGTCTCCAAGTTAATTACATAGGTCAGTGACGTAGGAGTAAAGGATAGAGTTCCTTTTTGAACACCCACATTCGGATTGAGATTCTCAATGTGGAGCAAGTAATGTCCACGAACCACCATACCCCACAAACGATAAGAAGCAGGGTTCATGTTGCGAACCGCGTTGCGGTAATAATCACCTAGTTTTTCGGCGGAGAGGTTGGAGACTGTGATCCCGTCGTAAAAGTAAATACCGTCCACCCCTGCCCAGATAACGCCACCGCCATAAGGCTGTGCGGACATACCAGATAGGGTTCCGTCGTCCTGGATTTTCTTGATTGAGAAAGTCGTCGCCGTGGAACCGGTGATTGCATAGGTCTCGTTCTCCTTGATGACAATTAGCCCGTTATAGGCCGGAATAAGCGCCTTAATGGGTGTATCTGTCCCTACGGACGAGGATACATCAAAGAAGTCCCCATCGTAGGTACTGAGATCGAGGCCCTCGGGATCCCCTGGATCGGAGAACCATACACGCGAAGTACGAGTAAGGGCGCGACCGTTATTAGCATACCACTGACGCCCTGCATAGAAAGCACTGAGGAATCCCACTTTGTTATCTGAACCCATTGTGCTAAGTGTCCAATCACCATCACCCCTGAGCGCAACAAACTTCTCGTTGTTCAGAGCAAGAGCGGAGTTGGCAGCCAGAGTAATGCTGATCTCATTAGTGACCGTGGTAACCTTGCCCACCCACGCCATATCGGAGGCGCGATAAATATTCCACGTTCCTGTTGCCATTGACTGGGAAACAAACTTGGTGTTCGCTCCTGTAACAGTGGTGGTAGATGTGGCGGTAGTAATCCGACCCTTAACGACCTTGTACTGAAAACCTCTAACGGAGGTAGCAGTATAGACTTGGCCGGTACTGGTGTAGTTCGCAACGTCTAGGAGGGTGATAGAGGTATCACTATCCACAGACTTGACTACTCCAATCAACGTCTGAGTAAAGTTTCCTCTACTTGCATCAGAGGTATTACCAAAGATGTACATGCCGGAAGAAACATTTGCCAACCAGGAGGTGCCAGTTCCAGTAAGCGTTCTAGAACCAAGGGTCATAGCAAGAGTACCCGTGGTGTAGTTTGCTTTGTTCCCGCCCCGCCAGAATCCTAGTGTTTGGGTAGGTGAAGCGGAGTTGTATTGCGAAGACGTGCCAAGGGTAGCACCGCCAAGAAGAGTTGGCTTAGCATCAACAATATAGTAAGGCGATTGAGGCAGAAACCCGTTCCAGGTAAATGCTGTAGCGGTTGAAAAATCATCCGATAGCATCTGAAATTGTCCCGTTGCATTGTCTCCCACGAACACACCAACTCGATATCCACCTGCCGGGGTGATTGTGCCAATAATTCCACAGCCCTTTTTAGCGAAGGTGGGGAAACCGGATGCACCCCTTACAGGCCCTCTACGCCGAACTAGTCCGGGATAATCAAGCAGAGCATCTTGTAGATATCTTGCTTCACCATCTGAGAGTGTGTGAGCAGGCTGTGCTAGATTCATACCCTCTGGGAGGCCATCGAACGTCTGTGCTTCCAACGCAGCCATCAAGCCTCCTTAGTAGTCGTAGATATCGTCCTCGTCAATGACGAAGATTTGGTCAGATCGTTGATACTGTCTGCGGAACAAATCCTCATGCATCTGCTGAATCTTGTTCTCGAAGTCAATCTGAAACATGTTCCCGTTTTCCGGATCATCTTCCATCTTGTACAAACGAAAGAGCGCACCAAGAACAATAGCCTGGTGATGTCTCGCAGGTAGAAGGATGGACGTTGATACATCATTTTCGGTCAATTCCACCTGGGTAGCGATGTAATCAAGCTGAAACCGACCTGTCGAAACCGGGGGTACCGGATAGAGTCGGATCTGTCCCGCCACAAAATAATAACTGGCCGGATCAGAGACCAGAGAAATCTGGTTTCCATAGCGATCTCGAATTGTGGACAACCTCTCGGGCCAGAGAGAGACCCCGTTTGTAAGGTCAAATAGCCAAAGAGCCGTCTTGAAGTCGGTGGGCATATTTGTAGGAGCAGGTGAAGCTCCGTCAAAGTTGAGGGCCACCGTCTTCTCCAAAAAAGGCCACGGTTCACGAGATTCAATATCCCAGATGGCATCGTTAATCTTTGCCAACTTACGTTCGGTGCTGGTGTCTTCAAACCCGTGATCCACCAATTCCGACAGAATCTCTGAAACGTCCATTACATTGCCCTACGAAGGCCCATCTGGATTTGTGGCTGAGGCTGCTGACCATAACTCTGAAGCAACTGCTGAATCAGTGGATTCATAGCGAGATGCTGCTGAGACGGGCCTGTTAGACCCAGTGATCCACCCTGATATTCCGGTTGTGGCGGTCTGAAAGAGCCCGCGAATGATTGCTGAGCTCCAATATTGGGAGGTTGGAACTGGGGAGCTTCACTTGCACCCTGCCCATAGCCCTGCCCTTCGCCACCATAACCAGCTAGCATCTGAGGAAGTGCCTGGCCTCGCTGACCCATTGCATTTCCTCCACCCCCACCAAAGCCCAAACCACGGCCAAATCCTGCGCCAGCAGGACGCCCAACTCTAAGTCCACCACCAGCACCACCCTTACCACTTCTACCCATCAACTTGGCAATTAGGGCGCGCTTGCGCTGTTCAGTGGGATCTCCTGGTACAAACATTAGTATCTCCTCTTTGGTTTAGGATAGGGTTGAGTCCCACGGATGGGAGCGTCTTTACCTACGCCACCCCGGCCCTTAATATACTTGACCAACTGACGCTTCTTGCGTCCAATTGCATCATCAAGATTCCTAGGGTCTGGCAGGCCGAAAATTTGCTGTGCCATTATTTTTCTCCCGTCTCACCTGGCATAAATACTCTGACAGGAGCCTTATCAGACCCCTTCTTTCTGAAACCCCATTCTATCGCTTCAGCCAACTGGCCGTCTGCATTCGAGTGGTCATTCTTTTTCTTTAGCAATTCGTTCTGGCGATCCCATTCGTCAATGATTTCATGCCCACGTCTTGTGGCATCAGACAAATAGAGTCGCTTCTTGATCTCCAATGGGGCTGGGATCCGATTCGGGGGCACAAATCCCAAGATGGGAAGATCACCGTGACCACTGGCGTCGTTTGAACCGGCCTTAAGATAAACGCAATACTGCTGTGTCTTCTCGTTAAAGCCAAAATCTAGGTCTGGATCGTACTCCTGCGCCGCCTTACGGGCAGCAATTAGCTCCCGGTCTTGGTGTCCTGGCGGTGTCCATATTTGTGCTATTTCCCTATCCACGAAGATACTCCTCTTCTCGTCTGTGACAATTAGCACACAGGACTATACATCTTTGGATTTCATTCCCAATCTCAGACCAATTGAGCCTATGCCACACCAATCTCTTATAGCCATTCTCGTTTGGCCCTCGTTTTCTATTGCGGGTTTTCTCCTCCAAATGATGAAAGTCAAGGACAATTCTGTCCGATTCACCACAGCGGAAGCACCCTGCGTTTTCTTTTACTCGGCTGAGCCA